AACGGCTGACAGGGTGCTTCGTGTTGGCGGTAGCGCGGCTTTTGCGGGTGATGCGGGTGCGTTTGCTGCGCTTGCTAGTATTTCGTCGGTTGATCGGACTCGGCATGTCGGTTCGCGCTTTGCTGGATAAAGGGGGAATAACACTAAATCAAGTGCTTCATGTTGGCGGTAACGCGAATAATGCAGGTAATGCAGGTACGTTTGCTACGAATGCTAATAATTCGTCAGTTAATCGGAATCAGAATATCAGTTCACACTTTGCTGAGTAAAATGGTGTTATTTTTCCTTCTCTTAAATGAGTAAATATGACGACTCAATAACGCTTGGTAACTAAAAGTGAACAGCGTGAGGAACATCAGCACTTTTAAAAATAATCCTTTAAGGAGTCCAATATGAAAAAATGCACATCAAATGAGAGGAAGCCAACATACGAAGTTACTGGGCCAGATCTGTTTATCTTTTGGGATGAGGAAGAAATCCAGAGGGAGACGGAAGACGGCACAGAAACTTTGTATCAGTACAGTTACCTTCAAACCACGAGCAATGTAACCCGGAATGTCTTAATCGAACAGCTTATGGCGAGAGAGTACACTACCGGGGCCAATCAATAACGGCGGTGAGGATTACACCGAGTATCTAACATACCGAGACAAGATGAAGGATCTCGCTGGCGGGTATTTCGCATGATAGCCACACTATTCATCATCTTCTGCCTCCTGCAAATATTCGATGTCTACAGTACCTATCAAATTCTCAACGCCGGGGGCCGGGAAGTCAACCCAAGGATGAACTGGCTGATGGATCGGGTAGGAGTCATGGCTGCACTGATAGGGACTAAAGTATTGGCGGTCGGGATGCTGGGGGCGGCGGTAACTACTACGCTGTAATAATGTACAGAAACTACAAGCAGACGAGGTAACGATGGAGCCATATCTGATCGCGGCAGTGTCTGGATTAAGCGGGGTCATAATCGGTATAATTATTGGATATTACAAGTCAAAATCTGAGTTCCAGGAACAACTGAATCATAAAATGGATTATGCTTCCTGCTCTACCTGTGATCTACGAAATACCGTAGCGGCTCAAGGGATGGAACTCAAGTCCGGGGAGCACGACTTCCGAGATATCCGAGCCGAACTGAGCAAAATCAACACAAATATCGCACTGCTCGCACAGCGGCTCGAAACGCGAGGGTATAAGGATGAACGAAAACCGATCGCTTAACCAGTGTATGGAATGTCAGGACGTCGTGCGCAATGCTACATCTGAGATATATGTGCGACTTCGAGATGCGCAACGGGCTGGGATGATCCATGAACAGACGCTGGCAGTCGTCATGGTGTTGCTGCGTAAAATCGAACAGCAGGTGGCGAGCAAGGAGGAAAGATGATTGAACTTACCAACTATCAGTTCTTCGGAGAGACGTATATTTCCGGCCCCCCAGCAGTGCAATGCACCCTGCCGGGATGGACATATCGAATAATCGACGGGGAGCTGTACCGGATCGTTGATGCTCCGTTGTACGAAGGGAGAGAGGAAAATGCACAAAACCCTGAGTGATCAACTTATAGAGCACGAGGGCGAACGGTTGAAGCCTTATAAATGTACTGCCGGGTATTTAACCGTGGGATGCGGACGGAATCTCGAAGGGAAGGGAATAACTTTGGATGAATCCCGCTACCTTCTTCAGAACGATATCAACGAATGTGTTGATGATCTGCTGAGAATATTTCCTGGTTTTTACTTGTTCGCCGAGCAGAGGCGATGGGCCTTGATTGACATGCGATTCAACTTGGGGCCTTCCCGCTTTCGGGGCTTCCGTCGGATGATAGCCGCTATCATCCGAGATGACTGGGAAGAGGCTGCAAATGAAGCACTTGATAGTACGTGGGCTCGACAAGTGCAAAAATCACGAGTAGATAAAATTTTGAAACAGTTAAGGGAGGGATGACATGGCTTTTGATCCATTGACAGCGGTACTGAATATCGGGGGGAAGGTGCTGGACAAAATCTTCCCAGATCCAGAAGCTAGGGACCGGGCAAAACTGGAGCTGATGAGACTTCAGCAAGAAGGTCAATTCCGCGAGATCGAGGTGCAGATGTCTGCGATTATCGCGGAGGCGAAGAGTGCAGATCCGTGGACGTCCAGAGCAAGACCTTCATTTCTTTACGTGATGTATGCTCTGATTCTTTTCGCTATCCCTATGGGTGTGCTTTCAGTTTTCAATCCAGGAGCTGCGGAACAGGTAGCAGCAGGAATGCAAGCTTGGCTCAACGCTATTCCAAACGAGTTATATGCTGTGTTTGGAATAGGTTATACCGGCTACACTATAGCCCGAAGTGCTTGGGACAAGAAAACGAAATAAAAAATAGCTCCTGCAAGTTTACTGGGATTGCAGGAGCTACTTTTACCTCACACAAAATCCAATACCTCTAAATGTTTCATTAAATGAAACGTTTACTCATTATGTTTTTTCTTTCCTATCGACCCAATGTATCCAGACCTTTCCTTCGTCAACACTATTTACAATGCGAATTAGATTCATCGCCTGAAGATTTTCCAAAATTTCTTCCAGCTGAGTCTTATTCACGTTATAGCGATTAACCACAAGAAGCTCGGAGAAAGAAATCTTTTTCATGCCTCGAATCATTCCTTGAATTCTTTGTGTGTCCGCTGAAAGCAGATTTCTTCCATGACCTCCTAAAGCCTCGGGAGCTTGAATTAAAATCTGTTCAAGTAAATCTATGGACTTACCTAGATCCTCAATCGTAAGAGTAAGTTCGTTACTGTAGGCAACCCGCAGAGCCATTGTTGTTTTCAAGATCATTATATGAATTCTATTTCCAAATCCAGCTAATCTTTCATCCTTAATAAATTTCTTTCGCCTGGAAAAATCGTTATACCACTTTGTAAAGAAATCTTCTGCGCCTTTCTCCCACTTAAAAACTCCAGTTAAGTGTGAAATCGTAGCCAAATCATAGATCAGGTCATTAAAAAGTTGTTCATCGGGAACTGGAGGAATTGCTACAGGTTTGTACTCTTCTTTTCCTCCAATAATAATGTGTCTAGACGTATAACCTCCACCGATAGCTTCTTCGGGAAGATTTCTAGCAAACCAAGTTGGAGTCGTTGCAATAAAACAGGAAACACAAGGAGAAATAATTTTATCCTCGCCCTTTCCGCTGGTTTTGTAATGCCAGATATCATGTGGATCATAAAGATCCGTAAGGACTTCAATCATTTCTTTAGGATTAACAGCTAACAATGATGACATCTCTTTTGAAATTACTGCCATTGGAGACTGAGCCATTGTTTTTGTGTTGTAAGTAAAATAGCAACCTTTTCCAAGCTGAGCTAATTCTTGAGTCAAGCTTCTCTTCGAAGATGAGTCAACGGAGACCGGACTTTGAAGCATCTCTAGGCATCTTTTAGCAAAAGCTATAGGTGCTCCTTTTTTGGTTCCAGGATCTGCAATAAGTAAAATATATAGATTTGGATAAACCGGCTCAAATCCATAGGGTAACCAGACTTTCCTCTGCAGAGCTGCAGCAAGAGTAAAAATTCCACTCCAAAACCAAAACTGCCTTGGAGCTTCAGTTTCTTCCACATAAAGGGCTAGACCCTTTAACCAGTTGTCAAACTTTCTTGCTCTAGGCACACTCTAACCCCCCTAGAAGTCTTTTAATTCTCCCCAGTTATATCCCCACTTAAAATCTGTAGGAATTGTCAGCATATGATTGTTAACTCTGTGCGGAATTTCCATAGCTCGTCTTACTTGAGCCTTTACCTCATCAAGATCTTCTTCTCGACATTGAACCAGAACCTCATCATGAACATTCAGTAGTGGTTCGGCTAACTGAATGTTTTCATGAATATCTTGAATTGCTAATTGCAAAAGTCTACCAACGACACTCTGAGGACGAAAAGCAATAGCACTTCTAAAAAGAGAATTATCAAGTCTACCGAAGAATTCTCTTACGTCACCCAGAGCAGTTTCTAATCTTCGATTAGCTTTTACTTCTTCAATAGTGTTTCTGTGCCAGCGTTCCAGAAGAGGTGAATTTGAAAGAACATTAGCAAGAAGTCTTTTGCAAACAGTTTGAGAGAGAAAGAAACCCTCCCGAGCTAAGATCGTTTGTAGCATTATCGGCCCCATCTTATAATTGGAAGCATGAATGACAGCTTTTCCTATATTTCTATACACATATAGGTAATGCTCATCTCCTGTGATAGGATCTTGCCAACGAAACTTTGGATCATAGTCCATAGATTCTGGAATACGAAATATGAGCTTCGCATTATGCCAGTGCACGTCGTAACCAGCTTTGAATAAATTCATCTTGGTTTCATCATCACAAAGCCAGGCAACTTCTTGGGCTTCAGCTTGTCTAAGATCCGCCGAAAGAAAAACCAAGCCTTCGTCAGGAATAAAGAGCTGACGAATCAATTTTCCTTCCTCTGTTCTCTTCGGTATATTCTGTAAATTCCCTCCCGTACCAAAATGACTTTCTGAGGATGAAAGCCTGAATGTTGAAATCCAGCCATAAGACGTTCGAACTCGTTCGTCGTAGTCAATAGCCATCTCCGCGTAAGTACTTGCTAACTTTGAGGATTCTCGAAAGGTTGAAATGCACTCAAGAATCTGGCCAGCATTGGAATCAGGAGAAACCTTTCGTTTTAACTTATTAATAGCATCTTTATCCGCAGACGCTCTCTGGGTTTTACTATTATATTGGACGGGTAGATCTAAAACGCCGTAAAGAAGTTGGTTCATTTGCTTGGGTGAATTCATATTGAAAGATCTGCCAACCTTTTTAGTTAAAGTTTCCAAAGCTGTTTGAGCTTTCTCATTAAAGTAAATGGTGAGCTCTTCTTTCTTTTTCAAATCTATTCGAACACCCCGAATCTGCATTCGTAGAATAGAAGGAAAAACCTTCAAGGTCTTTCTATAATTTTCTTCCATCCGATGTTTTTTAAGACTATAACGAAGTATAGGCATAATCTCTCGAGTAACACAACAATCTTTTCCGTTGTAAAGAAATTCTGCAGTATCTGAGATCCTTCGACCATCCCAGACTTTTCCTTCATCCTTGTAGTAAGGTTCCTTCGTATAAACAGAGCACAAGAAATCCAAACCCTTGGGCATATAAGGATAAATCATCTGATGGCAAAGCATAGTATCTTCATAGGTATTGTTTGCTACGCGGAGACCGTAGCTTCTACCCAGGATACTTAGATCATAGGAGCCGTTCTGAAAGGTCTTTTTTGTAAAAGGATTCAGAAAAATTTCCGAAACCTCTCGCCATATAGCCGCCTCTTCTTCCAGGGTCCAAAAGAAAGAGAAATCTTTAATAATTGGAAAGACAAAGCTGCGCTCAGGTTTGTCAGAAAAACCTATACACCAAACTATAGGACCAGTAGAAGAAGGAAGCGTTTCTATGTCAACAGAAATTGTGGGAGCTTCTGCCAACAGTCGAAACGTTTTTAAAGCGTGGTCCATATTACTAATGATTTCTACATCTCGCCTTGGTCGAATAATTTCAGGATACTCCGCCTCTTCAAGTACTCGCTGCAGATCCATGAGAAAGATAGGCAAAGCGTTCTTCTGCTGTTTCTTCTTTATAGGATTTCTATACAAATTTGCTTCGGGTTCACTCATAAGTCGAGAAACATAGGATGGATGATAAGAGCCATAAACTTTAAAGCCTTCTACGAGAGTGCAGGGGAGGATCGAGCCGCGGTACTTTCCAATCGGGCCGAGGCCGGTCAGCACCCGCAGGGGCACAGCCCCTAGAGCGACAAGTACGTTGGGACAGCCTGAGCTCGCCCGCAACCGCAGAAGCCCTTGCAACCACTGTTCGAGTCTTTCAATATGCTCAAGTCCTTCCGGAGTTGGCTTGGTACAGCTCTTATCATAGAAGAAATATCCTACGTCATTGTTTGGAGGCCTCTGACAAAAGACGTTATTGAGCAGGACCTCGTTTCGAGTAATACCAACCTGTCTAAAGCAATTCATCAGGAGCTGACCTGCACTCCCAAGGAAAGGCCTTAGACCTCGATCCTCTTCCGCTCCAGGAGCTTCTCCAATAAAGCAAATCTTGGAGGTTGTACTCCCTTCCGATTCCACAACGTTACTCGTAAGTCGTTGTGTCCTAAAGAATTCCATTTGCATAGCTTCTACCTTTCTCCAAATGTTTCATTTAATGAAACGTTTACTTCTTTGTGCGGGCTTCCAGAGCACGAAAGACAGCCCAGGTCAGTTCAACATCCACAAAGGCATCATGCAGATTTTCCTTTGGAAGTGGTACATTCAAGGCTTTAGCCGCAGCTTCGAGCTTGGGCCACTTTCTTGTGCCAAGAAAACTCTGGACCATAAACATCACGTCGTAGACAAGGGAGACTGGTGGAAATTTAAAGCGACTTGGATTATACTTCGCGAGCCAGTTCCAAAGCATGGGCAAATCAAAGTTAATCAGATTGTAGCCTATAAGAGCGCAGGGTTGAGCCTTCCAGAAATAATTCAGAATGAGTGGGACTGCGATTGGAATCGCAAGTCCTTCAGAACGAGCTTTCTTCATGCTGATTCCGTGTACTTTAGCAGCACCTTCCGAGATAGCTACCCCAGGAATTATCAGGGTGTCCAAGCTTTGAGTTTCCATATAGACTCCTTTGATAACCTCGAAAGTTATCGCAGCAATCTGAACAGGCTCGTCTTTAAGAGTGCTTACACCAGTTGTTTCCAAATCAAGAACGGTATATTTCATTCGCTTTCTCCAATCTGCCAAAAGCCATCGGCAAAAACTATAGGATAAATGGGAATTTGACAAGTTTTCGCAAAATCCTTTTCCAGCTCAACTCCTCGAGAGAAAACAGTGAATTTGAAATCTATGACTCCCAAAGCAGAACACGCACAGATTAAATCCTTATTCCAATTTAGCCAAAAGTCCACAGCCTTAGGCATCTTATACTTCTTGGCTATTCCATGAGCCAATACGATGGGAGAAATTGGCGCATATTCTGTGGATAGGAGCAAATCCTTCAACACAGCTTCATGAACATGGTAGAAAACTTCAGGATTTGCTGTGTACGCGCCGGCAATATAAATCAGTTTCTTCCTTCCACAAGTCATAGAAGCTCCCTTTCTTCCAGTTCTTTTATGAAGACGTCACAGCCTTCGGGATCATTACTTCGCCAATGTTTTAACATAGCTCCACGTTTGCTCACATTGTTAGTCCAAAATCTTGTCCATTCCTCACTTCGAGGTTCCAGCTCTTCAAAAGATTCAGCCATCTTAAGAGAATCCGGAGTGCCTACAGCACCGACAACTCTTGAATATCCCTTAACTATATTCATAATCCCAAGATTGTAGAAGTCTTCTTGCTCCTCGATTATCCTCCAGTCAAGAGCGTGTGTGTGTTTCAGCACATCTGCAGCCACACCAAGCATTCCAGAGCCAGACATAGGATCCAGGACTTTGTCTCCAGGAACAGCACTCCTCTTAAGCAAATCTAAGTAAATCTGAGGATGTTTTGCTGAAGGATGATTCTGCTTGATTGCAGGAGATGGAGCAGGTGTTAGCAAAACATCCGGAGCTCCAAACATAACCAAGTCCTTGCTTCCTTTTCGAGCATAAGCTATAGGTTCATAAGATCTACCTGGCCATATCCGAGGATTGCGAGTACTGTGCGCTCCCTGTTTGTACCAAATTAGCGGCATCCGATTCGTGGTGAAGCCAACCTCCTCGAGTGTTCCGTAGACTAGACCAAGAGAAAGACCATCGTCGTCTTCGGCTTCTGAATCTGTGTAGGTCTCATTTCTAATTCCAAAAAACATATACAGATGAGCGTTCTCAGACATCCGGCTCCAAATAAGCTGAAGCCAAGAACGCAGTTCAGCTTTAAATTCGCTTGGGGAAAGTAGCCCATCGGCGTACTCTCCCGTGGTCCCAGTTTGCTTTCTGTTTGTATCGTAACCAACTCGCCAGGGCGGATCAAAGAAAACGATATCGAAAGTTATATCCTCCAGTGTAGGCAGGACATCTTCCATACGTCCGTGGTGTGCTCGGCTGGTCGCATCTGCTATGGCGAGGACTAACGGGCTCGGCTCCTCTCTTTCACCTTCCTCCAGGAAAGTCTCTTCCCCCTCCGTCTCTAGTTCCCCGATGCCTGTTTCTTTCAAGTATTCCGCATGAGATTTTCTTTCATGCTCTAATCTTTCCAAGTGAGCCTTCTGGAGAAGCTGACTTCGGTTGTAGTCCTCCTTGATTCTTTTAATAATCTTCTTCGCCTCAGACCGAGTCTTTGCCTCAGCCACCTCAGAAATCTCTCGCATAAAAGCAGCAATTTCAAGATCCTCATGAGTCTTTCCGATGGATTCACTCAGAACCTCAGCATATTTCTTTTCGCCAAAACCTCCGCCTCCACGACCAGCCTTAGGAGTTCCAAATTCATCTTGATAGTTCTCGAGAAGACGAGCCTTAGCAAGCAGCTCTTCCTGAAGTGTCAGATCTTCTCGGCAGAGATTCTCTTCCAGCTCAATTCTCTCCAAGAGTCTTTTATCCGCAGCTTCCCTCAAAATATATGAGAAAGGAACACCAGCAAGCTTACAGGCTTTAAGCCTACGCTCGCCGGCAACAAGTATTAGTGAGCCATCCTCTTCCTTGTAGCAAACTCCAGGTTGGATCTGTTGAACTCCTTGAAGTGAGCGAGCCAGTTCTTCAAGTTTCTTCTCGTCAAACTTCTTACGCATTCTACCAGGTGGGACAAAAATTTCTTCGGGATTACAGCTATAGACCAATTTTTCTTCCATTAAGAATTACCTCCCTTTTCCTTTTCCGCTTTGACAAACGCAAAGAAATCATCAAGATCATCAATGCCTTCGAGCAGTGATACAGTTTTCTTACTTACCTTGGGCGAGGCCTTCTTCTTACTAACCTTACCCTTTCCCAAAGTTTTACGGCGATCTCTTATGTCTTGAATCCCCTGCGAAATTCTGAGGCGTTCAGCTTTCAATCTTCGCAGGAATTCTTCAAGAGCTTCCGTAGGTGCCTTACCTATTACAGCTATTAAATTATTCACAGAATTTGCCTCCTCTCCATCTCAGCCAAAATATCCTTCGAGAATTGTTTTCTTTTCCTCTTGTTTTCTACAACAAGCGAAATCATTTCAGTCAGAATTTGTGAACGCTCACCCTTACCAGGGAAAGCACGGAAAAATTCCTCGAAGAGAGGAAGCGGAAGACGAACCTGAACATATTTATAGAATTCGTTGGGCATAGTTCCTCCTAAAAGAGGAGGCCGAAGCCTCCTCAGACTAGGATAAAAAGTTTACTCGTTGTAGGGCTTAAAGACCTTTTCTGAACCGGTTCCAAAAATCTTGACCGAATTGATCAGTCTTTCCTCACCAGATTCTCCAATCTTTTGGAGCTGGACGTAAACGTAGCCCTTCATTCCCACAGAGAGAACAAGCTCAGCGGATGAAGTGTCAGCGCCGAAGGCTGCTCCAAAGTCTCTGATACGCTCAAGCTTTGAATCGTAGACGCACTGACCGAGAACATTGTAGCGCTCCAGATCTACCTTTGCAGGGTAAGGAAGACGCAATGCCAGTCGACGGTTCTGCTCTGGATCATCAGAAACTACCTGGAGGGAAACTTTAAGAGCTTTGCCTGCCTTCTCATTCGCGAGCATGGCATCAGCCTCGTCAATTCCAGCTGCCTTAGCCTGTGCCAGCGTTTTGTTGTCCTCGACAGTAGGTGGTCCGGCAATCTCTACCAAATACCAATCCTCGGGAAGGGGACTCGCCTCTTGAATATCATCAAAAGGTTTTGCGAAAGAAAATGCCGTGTGCAGATCAGGTGTTCTATTTGCCATCTCGTTTCTCCTTTTTCTTGTAATGTTTCATTTAATGAAACGTTTAGAGGAATATGTTTTCTTTCTTTCTCGGACCTTCTACCTTATTTCCTCCTTCCTCAACCCCGAGCGGTCGAATTACTCCATAGCCATACTTGCCTATAGTAAGTTTAACCACCGTGAACCTTGGCTTTGATCTTCCAGCTTTAGCCGCCTCAGTCTGAAAGAATCTTACCTTTCCGAAAGCGACCTCCGGCCTATCAAAGCACTTTCCGATCAACTTGGGAGCCATCTTTCTCATCGCTAGAATCGCGTACTGAACCCTCGGTTTCTCTTTTTGAGTCTGCTGCATTGAAAGCTCCTTTCTCTGTTAATACATCTTCTCCATACCAAGAAGTCACAGCCTCTTCCCCAAACCTTGAGCAAAGAAGCCTGGTTATCCCCCAAGGTCCAGACTCAGTAAAATCTATTAGGATTGGATCATTCCAGAATTTGCCTAAGTGGTTCAGCGTACTTCCAAAGAAGTCGTACTTTCCTGTTCCAGTCGTCTGATAATAGTAAGTAGTTTCTCCTTTCTCATTTGCGCGATAACAGCGATATACTTCGTTAAACCAGTTAGGAATTTCAGTCCTTAGACTCTTTGTTGTCTTTGGTAAGTACTTGATGCTGCCATCACTGTCATCTTTCTCCAGATCAAAGTGACCAGTCAAAACGTAGTTGATAGGAAGAGACATCATGCTTCGAATATGATCTCGTAAATACTTTATTTGAGGAAGCCAATGCTGCTGTGCCGGAGCACCTCCAAGACCTCGGTGTCCATCGAGAAGGAGTGCCGCATACATAGCTGCATGATTCATCATAGATAAGCCATCCTCTATGATCGTATCAAAAGGCAGGGCGTTTTTTCTAGCTAAAGCCCACAACTCTTTTTCTAGCTTGACTGCTTTGTCCCAGGCTGCAGGCATTCTAGGATCAGGCTCAACCAAAGAAATTATCTTGGTGTTAGGCCAGCCTGCAGCAGTTTCGCTTCTTCCATCAAAATCGAGAAGCAGCTTCTTGCCTGGCGCTGTCAAGGCACTTTGAGTCTTTCCAGCTTTTGATGGTCCCACCAGCATTCCTTTAAAAAGAAATCTTGCTGATGTTCCCAGTTCTACCGCATCTACCGCTTGATCTAAAATTCCCATCGAATCTCCTTTCTTTTTGTGTTTAGTACGGTCCGGATTTTATTATTCCTTGTTCTGCTTCTGGAGTTTCCGTTCAGCAGAGTCTTTCAGGGAGATCGCTGTTTGCAAGCTGCAGATATAATCAAGATCCGATCCGCCCTTGCTGTCCAGGAGTTCGATTATTGTCTTTTCGCACATATCTACTGTCGTTTCTAATTCCCTGTCTGAAAACATAACGCCTCCTTTTGAGTTTAGTCCGGGTAAGCGAAAATCTTTCTTTCTTCCATTTCACTTCCCTTCCTTCCTCAGCAAATGCTGGTCGAGAAGTTCCTGGGTCATGCGAATAACTTCTCTATTCTTAGCCACGTAGGCTTTTGCTAGATTCGTTGCTGTACCTTCGTACATAGATATGGTAGCATCTGCCGCGGCATCTGTGATCAGCGCTTCCTTCCTCCACTTTTTCAACATTCTTTCTGTGATTGCCATCTCTTTTTCTCCTTCTATTCGTTTTCGCCGGCTCGATCCCAAGGTGCCCAGGCTTCTCGGAAGTGGAGGCCTGGACCATAGTCGAAGTTCTCGGGGAAGTCCCAGGGATCTTGATCAAGGAGGCACAATCTTCGGTAGGGACAGGCACTTCGGCCCATACCACCGGCGCAGTTGATAGGATCTCTTTCTCCATACTTGGGCCACTCCCAAAGATTGTACTCACGCTCAATTTCTTGGATAAGGCGGACAGTTTCTTGAATAAAATGCTCACGCTTGAAGGCTGATTTTGTTACCATTGGGCGAGAAAAGCGTAGGTTTTCATCTCCAGCTTTTCTCTTTTTCTTGGAAAGGACGTTCATCAAGACTCCTTGGATGGGTGAACCGAGGACTTCCTCCATGGCCCAGATATAACCAGCAACCTGGGATGCATGATCCCACTGGTTGAGGAAGGAGTCTGTAATATAGCCACCTGTGGTCTTATCCTCTCGAATGAATATGCCGTAGTTTTTCCATTGGATTGCAGCATCTATGCTGCCTCCATACAAGTAGGGTGTTCCTGGAATCGGGACTGTGAATCCAAGCTCGCCTGTTTTGTAGGGGTAAGTCCAAAGCTCTTCATCGCCATAAACAAGTCTATAGTGCTGGAAGAGAAGCTGCAAACCGTCCCAAGTGTTATCTCCGTATTCCTCTGGCAAATCCTTGAGCCACTCCTTTTCACCTTCTTCAAGAGCCATGCGGAAGCGAACGTCTGGAGGAAGTTCTCCTTGGGTAGAGTGCCAGGTGTTAAGGATTACTCCGCAGGCACGACCATAGGTAAAATATGCTGCGGTGTCGGCTGGGTCCAGTCTTCGCATAAACCAGTAAAAGGCCCTTGGGCACTTGTTCCAAGTTGACAGCATTGTGTTCCTAAAAGCTATGACATCGGCCTCGCTTCGAAACGTCAGAAAACTCCAATTTGGCATTTCACCGAAGACAATAAATGGTGAAGCAAGAATACCCAAACTAGCGCCCTGGCACTTCTCAACCAAGGCTCTAGCTTCTATGTCCAGTTTTATCATCATTTGCCCTCCTTCCGAATGTGTTGGCTATTCTAGAGAAGCTTAGGGTTTGGTTTAAGCATCTGGGGCAGTTCAGCCCATAGGCCGTCCGGACACCAGAACGTATCGCTTTCCTCTAATTGGGAGAAAAGCTCACTTTTCCTTGCTGCTTTCTTTTCTCTATCCATTCTTCTTTCTCCAGCCTTTCTTGTTCCAACTTGTTTAAGGGACAGAACAAGCACGTAAAGCCTGGCCAATTTAGTTTTGCTGCTAAATTCAGGCATTTGTCATAGTTAGGGCAATCTTCGAAGCGATGCTCGGGCTTATCCCAAAGGGTTAAAGTTTTCCAAATTCGAGGTTCTGGGTATCTCTTGTTTTTCATCCCATTAACTCGGCATACTTAGTCATAAGCTCACCGAGCTCCTCCGAGGTTATCTCCCCCTCAGCCTTCTTTGCCAGGAGGAACTGAAGTGGAGTCTCCAGGGGAATTATCTCCTGGAATAGTTTGTCAAGTCTGTCAGGCAAGACTTCTCGTCGCTCGTTTTTAAGCTTTGGAGAAAGCTTGCCTCGGCGAAGAATCCGAAGGTTGTTTCCTTCTACCATAAGGCGAAAGGAGGGCTTAAGATCCTGGTGATATAGCCAGTTATAAATTCTATATCTGGTTTGAAATAGCTCCTTCTTCGAAGAGAAAGTTGCAACCAGGCTGTCGCCCTCTTCGAGAAAGGAAATTTTCTCGATAAGGGATTCGAGCCCAGCCACAACCTTAGGATCATATTTTGCTGTGTAGCTCATGGCTACCTCCAAATCTCGGTTCCGTCAGTAAGCCTCCAGCCTGTGGAGACTATGGAGTTGGGATCAAGCTCAAAGAGCTGCATTAACTGCAGATGTGTTCCGCCTCGGATAGAGTAAATCTTTTCGTCTTCTGTTTTTAACAGGGCTGCCTGCACCCGGCCGCTGCGTACGAGTGTCGGAGTAGCATCGTGAGAGATTGCCCAAACTCCGTCTGTTATTGTCGGAAAGTAGGCCCTTTTGCCCTTCCGTTCTTCTCTGTAGTATTCCATTTTTAGCCTCTTTTTGGGAACCTTGTGTTAAATTTTCCGTTGCCTGGGACGAACTTTCCTATCACACCTTTCCAGGCACTACCGAAGCCTCGACGATACTTTGAGGCCCGTCTTTTTGTGGGAGAAATTCCCGAAACTCGACAAGCGCGTTGAAATTCCTTTTTTTGGGAATACTCTTTGTTGGTAACACTTTTGGATTTAGCCATCTTTAATCTCCTTCTACCGGGAAGAAAGCTGCGCACGGGAAGCCAGAGACAGCCGGGAAGAAAAGGTTCCTTGGAGGGCGGGGGAAGAAACGGGCCGAAGTCCGAACTCCCCCGCCTAGGGAAGAAACAGGCGCCGGAGCACACTTTGCTCGTAATGTTTCATTAAATGAAACGTTACTCGTCATAGGGTGATTCCTCGATCTCTTCGAAGGAGCGGCATTCAGTGAGTTCGCCGAGCTCATAGAATTCATCGGCCTCGGCGTTGCAGTCCTCGAAGTGCTCATAGGCTGTGGTGGAGCCGTAAGGTCGAGGTTCTGACCAACTTCGGAAGTGGATGCATCTTTCACATAAACTCATGCTGGACCTCCTCTTCTGGGACTGTGTTTGTTTTCGTAGGATCTATCTCTGCTCGTTTGCAGGCAGCTACAACTGCTCCCACTCCTTGGATGAAGATAAACTCGACCAGATCTTCTACGGTGAGAGCCTCGGAGATGGGCGGAGAGCTTAAGGCCTCGACGGCTGCTCCAAGCTGACCGAGAAAAGTCTCGGATAGCTTTAAGGGTGCTGGGAGCATCACTCCGGTGCTTGTAGCGTCAGCGATAGTGTAGGTCTCTGTTCTCTCCGTCTCGCCTTTCGTTTCTCTGGCGCTCAGCTCTATCGCTATCGCTATCGCTATGGCTCTGGCTAGGAAATCTGGTGGAACAGGTAACTTCTTTTCTCTGTTGTTCATCTTGGCTTCCTTTCTTTTGGAGTTAATGTTTCATTAAATGAAATGTTTACTCGGTGTGTGCTTTAGCACATGAAATGTTTACTCGGTGTGTGCGCTTTAGCGCGCTCTTGGACGTCATAACAGCCGTAGTTGTCGTCACAGTAGTTCATTTTCTCTCCTCCTTTCTCTTTTGCTCTTTGACAAAGGCGAGGAAGTCGGCCTCGTCGATGCCTTCGTTTAGGAGTTTGCCTCGAAAGGACTTGCCTGAAAGGCCTTGCGGGATGACCTTGACGGAGATCGCTTCTCGCTCTCTTTTCCACTTCTCTTGGATTAGGGAGTTGAGGACTTTTCTCTCAGCGGCCAGGGCTGCTTCCAGGTCCTGGCAAGTTTTGCCCGCCAGAAGAATCCTATCCAGGAGTTCTGAAGAACCGAGATCTTTTATCAAATTCTTTTCCATTCGCTGTCCTCCTCCCTAGGGAATTCATAGCCTCGGCCGGTGAAGTCACCGAGGATTGTGTCGATAAACATAAGAGCCTGTTTGGCTTCACAGTGGCCATTAATGTAGTCCTTTAATGTTTCCCTAACAGCAAATTCTGTTCGAAGCCAGCCGCTCAGTGGCGTTTCACTTCTTTTCATGAGAGCTCCTTTCTCACGCTTTAGCGTGCTCCTTCCTACTTTACTTTAGTGATCTTGCCATCGACGAGCTCGGCTTCCGCATACCAGCGATGCGGCTTTGGAAAGTGCGGCCCCTCGAGGTAGACGGTGCCTGTGAAGGCGGAAAGGTCTCCGCCCAGGCCTGGGTTGAAACAGGTGAGGGCTTTGCCGGAAGCCAGCGCTTCCTTCAGGGCCTTCTTGCTGGGAAAGTTTATCGTCGTGTAGCTCATGAAAGGTCCTCCCTTTCGTTATGATCGGCTATGATTTCGTACGCCCAGGTGAGCTTGTAGGTTTGTAGCCGACAGGATGCTGCCCCGACTATGGTTTGGGCCAGGTTCAGTGTTGCTTTTTGCATTGTGTGCCTCCTTTGTTTGGGTTTTGGCTGGGCTTTAGCCAGCTCCAACGTTTCAAGGCCATGGTACCATATTGGGGTGGATTTGTCAATGGTGGCTCGGGACTAAATTGGGAGGGTGGATACATCTCGTAATGTTTCATTTAATGAAACATTTACTTGATATATGCTTTAGCATGCTTTAGTGTGGCTTTAGCATGCTTT